CAAATGCTGACGAAGCTGCGAATAAGCAGTTTGTCGATTCAGCATTAACTGATGCAATTGATGAGCGCATTTCTGAACTTGTTGATGGTGCGCCAGAAGCTCTCGATACATTAAAAGAACTAGCAGAAGCTCTTGCAAATGATGCAGATTTTGCTGGAACTATTTCCACACAACTCAGTGATCTATCAGACACAACAAGTGCAATTGACATTCGAGTGCAAGCTGTTGAATCAGATGTTGTTACAATAGCATCTAGTGTCGAGCAAGAAATAACTGATAGAATTGCTGGTGATATAACAACACTCACATCAGCAAACACATATACTGATACACAAACGGCAGCTATTGAAGCAACTCTTGCGCCAGTAGCAACAACTGGATCATACAACGATCTTACAGACAAGCCAACATTGTCTACGGCAGCTGCAACTGGATCGTATAACGATCTTACAGACAAGCCAACTATACCTGCGAACTTGTCTGATTTAAGTGATGTTGCAGTATCGTCTCCAGAAACAAATCAAATCTTAAAATACAACGGCACTGAATGGGTCAACGCACAGAGCTATTTTGGCACTGGTTCATATAACGATCTTTTAGACAAGCCGAGCCTTGCTACGGTCGCAACAACAGGATCATATGATGATCTTAGTGATAAACCAACACTTGCTACTGTTGCAACAACAGGATCATACAACGACTTAACAGACGTGCCTGTGATACCATCAGCAATACCTACGGGTATGATTGCACCGTTTGCTGGTGCAGCTGCGCCGGCTGGATGGTTATTATGTGATGGTACTCCTGTGCCAAGAGAAGACTACTGGGATTTGTTTTTAGTGATTGGTGTTTCGTATGGTTCAGGAAATGGTTCATCAACATTTAACGTGCCTGATCTTTGCAGTCGAGTGCCTATTGGCAAAGGAAAAACAGTAAACACATCACTGGGGGATAATGACAATATAGCAGAAGAAAGTAGGTCTCTACAACATTCACACAATACAACGTTTTCTGGCCACTATCATGACATGACTGGTGCTGGATCAACGCTTACAACAAATATAGGACACACACATACGGGCTCTTATGCGGTTTCAGGATCTGTTACCGTGAATGCATATAATCTTGCACACAGTCATGGTGGTTCAACAGGTAATGACAGCCCAGATCACACACACGGTGTAATTGGTAGCACAGCAACTGATGGCTCACACAATCACTTAATGCCAACGTCCAGAGGAAGTGCAACAAACAGTGTTAGTGGTAAAGTTGATAAAAATGATGGTGATACTGTTAGTAACACTGGAACAACAGACACGGGAACAAATTCAAGCACACACTCACACGCAATAAGTTTTACATCACAAGGTGCAAACCAAAGACATACACATACATTTTCCACCAATAGTACGACTATGGCAGTGGCAGGAAACTCACTAGATCACAGCCACACAACGTCTCACAATTTAACAGTTAGTGGTCAAACATTATCCGCAACTCCAGTTTCTGCTACAGGAAGAATTGGAAAAGTTACGGGTGGACTCGATGGAAATACAGATCAAACAGTATCAAGCACAAATACAAACGGTGTCAACTATTTAATAGTTAATTACATCATCAAAACATAAGAGTAGAGATATGCCGATTACACAATCATTCATATGCAGAGAACGTGCTGTTAGAACAAGTGCAACGTCATATACGATTGCAAACATTCCTAACGCAAACACTGAGCAAATCTTTGCGAACGGTGTACTTCAGAACTTTGGTCCAGATAACGACTACACTTTGTCTGGAAAAACAATCACATTCAACAGAAACATTGAAGCTGATGAAGTTATACTTGTCAATTATATCTTAGATGTTTTTGTCGCTCCACCTGAAGACGCAACCATAACGGGAAAAGGTCTTGAGGGAAGAAAAAATTTGATTCATTGGTGCTTACGAAAACTTGGTGCACCAGTTATTGATATTAACGTTGATGAAGATCAAATTGAAGATCGTATTGATGAAGCTCTGTTGTATTTCAGAGACTATCACTTTGATGGTGTTGAGCGTGTATATCTTCGTCATCAAGTTACTGCATCTTCTCTCAAACTAGAAGCACCATTTACTGGTGAAATACAGAAGGGTGCAACTATTGTTGGTCAAACATCTGGCGCTGCTGGTTACGTATACGACAAGTATGTTGATGGCACAACAGTTCGTTTTAAGCATTTAACAACTGCAAAGTTCATCAAAGGTGAAACTGTAGCGATTGATGGCACATCAGATACATTTCAAATACAAAACTCTGACGTAGCTGTTACACTTGGTGATGTTGACAATCACTACATTACACTCAATCAAAAAGTATTGAGTATCACAAACATTATTCCACAAGAGTCATCGTCTATTGGTGGCAATCTTGGTGGTATGTTTGACTTTCAATACCAGTTTGCATTGAACAATATGTTCAATCTTGCTTCAACTGATCTTGTTACATATGACATCTATAAGCGTTACATCTCTCAATGGGAATTCATGTTCAGGGGTGCTCGTGGAATCAGATTCAACAGAAAGACTGACAGAGTTGAACTCGACATACAAGACTGGATCGTTGATCAATGGATCGTTCTTGAGTGTTGGTCAGCACTTGAGCCATCAACGTTCACAGAGATCTATACAGACGAATTCGTTCGTGAGTATGCATACAGTCTCATCAAACAACAGTGGGGTGCAAACTTAAAGAAGTTCTCTGGTATTTCGTTACCTGGTGGTGTACTTCTCAACGGTCAACAAATTTACGATGAAGCAACAGCTGAACTTGAAAAACTTAGAGAGCGTGTTCGTAAAGAGTTTGAGTTGCCGCCTGACTTTTTGATAGGATAGTTTGTGGGTAGCAATAAGTATTTCAACTTATATCATCAGAAACAAGAACAGAGTCTTCTCAACGACCTTGTTGAAGAGTCTGTGCGCATTCACTCTATTCAGGGTATTTACATACCACGAGAGTCGAGTGGTAATGTTGATCCATTGTTTCGTGAAGATGTACTGAGCAAATTCAATGACTATCACCACGTTGATTTGTACATCAAGAACGTAGAAGCATTTGAAGGAGATGGTGACATCTTCAGAAAGTTTGGTCTTGATATTAAAAACCAAATCACGTTTTCGATTTCTCGCAAAAGTATTTCAAAGATCTTTGGTCGAGAGATGTCACGTCCACGAGAAGGAGATCTCATCTACATACCATTGAGTATTGCAGATGCACTCTATGAGATTCGTTTTGTGCGTGAAGATAGCGTCTTCTTCAGTCTCGGTGAGTTTTACCTCTACGACTTACAATGTGAGCAAGCAACGTTTGATGATGAAAACATCAAAACAGGCATTGAAGAGATTGACACAATTGGAGATGAACTATCTCAGATGTTCTTACTCAAACTTGATCCATCTTCTGGTTCAGGCACATTTGAGTATGGAGAAACTATCTACCAAGGCGAGTCTCTTGAAACAGCTACAGCTAAAGGCACGTTCATATCAGTAGAGCTAAACAACACAATCAAAATCAAAGATGTGTATCAAACTTTTAGAGCAGAAGATGGTCCAATTAAAGGCGTCAAAAGTGACACACAATTTGACCTCGATGTGAGCTTCGATACGACAGATATTGTCGAAGACTTTGGAGCAAAAAACAAAGACTTCATTGTGATTGATTTTACAGAGAACAATCCATTCTCTGAAGAGGAGTAATCATGTTTCATTCACCGTTCTATCACTTTACCATGCGCAAAGCAGTAGCGAGTTTTGGCTCACTGTTTGCAAACATTTTTGTTGTAAAGAGAGACAAAGATGGTAAAGAAGTTGAGCGAGTCAAAGTGCCACTTGCATACGGTCCAGCTGAACGGTACATTGTTCGTAATCAAGAAGATCCTGAACTTAGCAGAAACTATGCACTGAAGTTGCCACGAATGAGTTTTGAGATTAAGTCACTTGAGTACGACTCACAGAGAAAACTCAACACACTTCGCAAGAATATACAGCCACTGCCAGAAGATCCTACAACTGTTGTTCGACAGTATCAGGGCGTGCCGTACAAGATGACGATAGAGCTTTCGATCATCAGCAAATTTATTGATGACTCAAATCAAATTATTGAACAGATTTTGCCATGGTTCACGCCAGCGTACACTGTGACTATCAGAAGCATTCCTGGAATGAATTTTCTCGATGACGTAGCAATCACACTCAATTCACTCAACTTGCAAGACAACTACGAAGATGACTGGACAACTCGTCGTGATGTCATTTGGACGCTTTCATTTGACTTGAAAGTAATGTTCTACGGACCCACTAAACAGTCGCCAGTTATTCAACGTGCAATTCAAGACATCTACGCCGCAAACGGCGACTTGAACGATCCAGAAGTATTAGCAAAACAGTCTCGTGCTATACGAAGTACGATCACGCCTAATCCAGACAATGTGAACTACAACGAAGAGTTTGGATATTCTGAAACGATAGAATCTTTTACTGATGGAATGCGACTAAATCCTATTACTGGAGAAGACGAACCCATCGAAGACTAAATGAGTTTGTGTGTGAATTATGAGTGATGAGAAAGATATTATAACAAAATACGATGTGCAACAAGAATCGTTCGTTGCAACTGAAGAAGATCTCAAGTCGCTAGTGCAGCATACAGCACCAGTCACTGAGACACAGAAAGTTCAGCATACGCCTGAGCCACCTCCTGCTGAGTTGCCTGTACAGTTTGAGAAGAAAGAGATCGTTCAAGCTCCATCAACAGAGAACGACATTCACACAGACTATCAATACATTCGCACAAATCTCTATACGATTACAGAGCGTTCAATTGATGCTCTTAACAATCTTGTACAGATAGCAGATCAGAGCCAACATCCACGTGCGTATGAAGTAGTATCACAGCTCGTCAACACAATAGCGAGCGCACAGAAAGACTTGATTGGCATTCATGCAACTCGTGCAAAAATTGACGCTCTCAAGAATAAGGGCAAAAGTGGACCTGACGTAGTAAACAACAACTTGTTTGTTGGCAACACTGCACAGCTCGATGAGATTATTAAGAACATGAACAAGAAACACGATGACAACGACGAGTGATGACACAACACACGCAGTAGCACCTGACGGCGTTCGCAATCATAAGAACAATCCTAACCTCAAGAGCACTGGGGTTCAGTACATCTTTACTAAAGAGCAGATTGAAGAACGCATCAAGTG